GTAACTACTGATGTGGGTGTTAGTATGGTTTCATATTATCAACAATAACATAACGAGTTATGAGTTGGGTCAATTTATCTCCAGAAACGAGTGCATTAGCGCTAAAAATGAAGCCAAGGTCTTAATCGTTAATCAGAATACAGTGACATATTGTTTTGAGGTTACAACAGAATAAAAGCGGAAAGTATGTTGTATATGACAAATCAGGTAAAGTTGTTATAATAACCAAAGACAAACGCGCAGCGGAGTATTTTTTAGATGGAAAAAGAACAGTACGACTTAAACGCAAACGGTAAGATTGATCCCAGCGAGAGAGAGCTTATGTTGGAAGATCGTCGTCTGCGCATGGAAGATGCTGATGCTAAAAGAGACGCACAGAGACGCATGACGTGGTTTGCTCTGTCGGGCATGATAATGTACCCAGCGGTCATCCTGTTAGCCTCTGTGACGGGCTTTGACACCGCAGCGAAGCTCATAGCCGACATAGCTGCCGTATACGTTATCGGGGCCAGCGGAATTGCTGCGGCATACTTTGGCTTCAACGCCATGGAGGCTAAGAAATGATACAAGCGTTTATAGGCCCGATTGCCAACCTAGCGGGAAGCTGGCTGCAAGGCAAAGCGGATAAGAACGCCGCAAATGCACAGTTAAAGCTAACCGAGGCCAAGGCCAAGGCTCAGATATTGATGTCAAAAGAAACAAGCGTTGCCGATTGGGAGCGCATTATGGCTGAAGGATCCAGGTCCAGCTGGAAAGACGAATGGTTTGTAATTATCCTGTCGATTCCATTGGTTCTTTGTTGGGTTCCAGGGGCGGAAGGTTGGGTTGATCGTGGGTTTGAGCAGCTTAACAAGGCGCCCGACTGGTATTTTTATAGTTTGGGTTTAGCAATTTCAGCGAGTTTCGGTGTACGCGGGGCAACCGCGATGTTTAAGAGGAAGTGATGACCAAACTTTCCGAAAGCTCAGAGTTTACGATACCGTTAAAGAACCTGTTAGCGATGATTGCGGCTACAGCGGTAAGTGTCTGGGCCTATTTTGGGATTAGTGAGCGGTTAAGTTTTTTGGAGCACAACCTGGAGATGTTGGCTATTGAGGTTGAGGAAAACGATGACTGGATTGACGATTTTGAACCGCCGCCGGAAGTGGCTGATGCCATTGCCAGAGTCAGAGCAATGGAAATCAGACTTAAAGAACTTGAAGTTAAGCTTTATATGGCTGGCATAAAGTAAGGAGAATACAATGGGATTTAAATTATCACGACGTAGCCTTGATAGGCTTGAGGGTGTAGACGAGCGCTTAGTCGCTGTCGTTAATCACGCAATCACTGCAACGAAAGTTGACTTTGGTGTTATCCAAGGGCTGAGAACGCTAGAGATGCAAAAAGAACTTGTAGCCAAGGGCGCAAGCCAAACTATGAAGTCGAAGCACCTGACAGGCCATGCCGTTGACCTTATGGCTTATGTTGGAGGCAAGGGTTCATGGCAGTTGCATGTATACGATGATCTGGCTGACGCGATGAAAGAGGGCGCAGAGATGGCTGGCGTCGCTGTGAAGTGGGGCGCTGCTTGGAGCGTTGGCGATATACGCCACTGGAAAGGCTCGATGGAAGATGCTATGAATGCTTACATTGACCTTCGAAGGTCTCAAGGAAGACGCCCGTTTATTGATGGGCCCCATTTTGAACTTATACTGTAGGAGGGCAATATGCCTGCACCCAAAAAATCACCTCGCCCAAGGAAAAGACCAGAAGAGGTAACTATGACAAATCAGGAAGTAGCAGAAGCCAGGGCTGTGAAAAGCGGTAACAATGAAGCCGCACGGAGGGCTTCACAAGACAAAGAGCTTCTTCCAAACAGTGGAGAGGCTCAAAAGTTTGGTGACGGAGGCATGACAACGCCTAAACCACGCGGCTGTGGAGCGGCTCAAATGTCTGGATTCCGTGGGGGCGAAACTTACTGATGCCAACAATTATGATCAGCATTATGCCTGACGGAATCCCTATTGATAAAATGGAAAAGGGTGACGATGGGTCAAGCTGTCCTGTAGCTACGCAAGATGCCGAAGTTAACGAAGTTAACAAAGTGCAGGCCATTGACGAAGCCAACTACCGAGATCCAGCGGACGACGGTGGTTTTAAACTAACAGATATCTGCGGTAATTGTGGCGCATATAACCAGACAGAAGACATTCTCAAGTGTATTGGCGATGATTCTGGCGATTTGGGTTACTGTCAGATACACAAATTCATGTGTAAAGCGGATCATACCTGTGATGATTGGGTCACAGGTGGCCCAATAACTGCCGACGCTGAAGGTTCAGAAAGAGATATTCTTTAATGGACGGTGTTGATCTCGCGAAATATATGTATAAGCTACTAAGAGAGCGCGAACAAGAGATTGCAAGTGCTTTGGGAATGGATGCTGCCAAGGACTGGGAGCATTATAAACTCATGGTGGGTGAGATACGGGGCATCACCTACGCTCGTGAGGAACTTAAAGCCCTGCTGGAGAATCACGCTGACGATGTCGAAGACCTTATATCTTCCTGAACATGTCGCGCAGAAAATAAACAAAGAGAAGAAGCCCGCAGAAGCGGACTCTTCTTCAGTTGAAAGCGCGTATGTTGACGCGCAGGATCGAGTGCTTGATCCTGCTCTTTTAGAAAAACCTTTACTTGATCGTCTCCCACAACCAACAGGTTGGCGGGTCTTGGTTATGCCTTATCAAGGCGCGACCAAAACTCAGGGAGGTATTTACATCCCCGATGAGATAAGGGCCCGAGAAGCTGTAGCCACGGTTGTGGCTTACGTTTTAAAGATCGGACCCCTAGCCTATCAAGACCCCGATAAGTTTGGGAAAAATCCCAAGTCGTGGTGCGAAGAAGGCCAATGGGTGTGTATTGGTCGATACTCTGGTTCGAGGTTCAAGATCGATGGTGGGGAAGTTCGTATCATTAATGATGACGAAGTCATTGCCACGATACTAGAACCCGACGACATCAAACAGGTTTAGGAGAGCGGTATGTCAAAAGAAAATGAGAATGAGAATACGAATGAAGAGGCTGTTGCAGAAGAGGATACAGGGGTTGAGGTTGAAATTGAGCCTGTAGAGGATGAAGGATCCTCAGAAGAAAAAGTTTCGGTTGCGTCTGACGACGACGAACTCAACAACTACAGCAAAAAGGTTCAAGGGAGAATCAAGAAACTTACGGAGAAATACCGTAAGGAAGAGCGAGACCGTGAAGAAGCGGTCACCATGGCTCAACGTCTTTTGGATGAAAACAATAAGCTAAAGACGCACGTTAAAAACCTAGACAAAGGATATGTCCAATCAGAAGAATCTCGTATTGAAGGGCAGATAGCTAACGTTAAGCAGCAGCACAGGGCGGCATACGAGTCTGGAGACAGCGACGCGATGTTCGCCGCTCAAGAGCAGTTGTCCAAGATGGCTTTAATGCAAGAGCGGGTACGCGCTGCAAAGCAGAGATTGTCTGTGCAAGAGCAAGAGCCTGCGCCACAACAACTTGCACAAACTATTGCCCCTGTTCAAAATAAAGAAGTCTCTCCTGACCCTAGGGCACAGGAATGGGCAGATAAAAACGAGTGGTTTGGGTCAGATGATATGATGACTTACGCTGCTTTTGGGCTTCATAAGAAATTAGTTGACGAGGAAGGATTTGACCCGAACTCCGAAGACTACTATACTGAGGTTGATAAACGTATGAGGTCGGAATTTCCACATAAATTCCAACCTACGAAAAGATCGGGCGGAGCACAGGTCGCACCTGCTGGCGCTTCAGCTACCCGCAGTACAGCAAAATCAGGGCGCAGGTCGGTGAAGTTATCACCATCACAAATTGCGATGGCAAAACGTTTAAACGTACCGCTTGAAGAATATGCAAAATATGTGAAGGATTAAGATAATGGCTGATAGAAAACCTCGCGCAAGCGAAACCCGCGATACAGAAACGCGCAGAAAACCGTGGGCACCGCCCAGTCACCTTGCAGCACCTGAAGCCCCTCCAGGCTTTGTGCATCGTTGGATACGAGTTGCAATGCGTGGTGAGGAAGACAAGATGAATGTCAACGCCAAGCTACGTGAAGGATGGGAACCTGTCCGGAAAGACGAATATCCAAACTATGAAGCCCCTGTTATCGATGATGGTCGATACGAGGGTGTAATTGGTCAAGGCGGACTGATGTTGTGCCGCATACCTGTTGAAACAGTAGCAGAAAGAACTGAATATTACGGGGGCAGAACCCGCGAACAAATGACTGCTGTAGATCAGGACCTTATGAAGGATCAACATCCTTCAATGCCGATAAGTAACTCTCGGCAAAGTCGTGTATCATTCGGAGGATCTCGTAGAGACTCCGATTAACTTAGAAAAAGGATTGCTACGATGGCAAACACTAACGGTGCATTCGGGCTTCGCCCGATTGGCGTAGTCGGACAGGCTGCGAACACCACTGGTGCGACCGAGTATCGTATTGCTTCCGGAAACACTAACGCGATTTACCAAGGTTCACCCGTAATTCCGCTGTCAACAGGCTTTATTGACATTGTTGGCGCGGCTGCTGGTGGATCTGTAGGTCTATTAGGTGTTTTCTGGGGATGTGAATACGTTTCGTCCACCAATGGAGAGACTATTTTCTCTAACTCATGGCCTGGTTCTGGTGCTGATTCCGATCACCCAGTCAAAGCCTTTGTGTATGATAACCCTATGCAAACATTTGTAATTTGTTCAGACGCCTCGCTCACAAGCGAAGCTACTGCTCGAGGGCATGTGTTCGCAAACGCAAACTTCGCCGCTGGAGCCTCTGGATCTTCTTCCACAGGTATCTCTTCTGCTAAGTTGGGTGTCAGCACTATCGCTACCACTGCTGCATTGCATCTTCGTATTATGGGTATTCAAGATGACCCAGAAAATGCGGATTTCGCTGCCGCTGGTATCCCACTAATCGTTCGATTGAATAACAGCTTCAACTCCGCCAACGGCGCGATTGTTGCTGGTACTCCATCGACCACTGGCGTATAAGGAGGTCTAAAGAATGGCTATTTCTCGCGCACAATTAGCGAAAGAACTAGAACCAGGTCTCAACGCTTTGTTTGGTATGGAGTACTCTCGGTACGAAAACCAACACGCAGAGATCTACACAACAGAATCTTCTGATCGAGCATTCGAAGAGGAAGTTATGTTGAGTGGTTTTGGCGCAGCACCAACCAAATCGGAAGGTTCTGCAATTAACTTCGACGACGCTAACGAAGCATACACTGCTCGTTACAACCACGAAACAGTGGCGCTGGCATTCTCAATCACTGAGGAAGCTATCGAAGACAATCTCTATGATCGTCTTGGTTCGCGTTACACTCGTGCGTTGGCTCGTTCGATGGCACACTCAAAGCAAGTTAAGGCCGCTGCGGTTCTTAACAACGCATTTACTGCTGGCGCATCTGCTGGCGGCGACGGCGTTGCTCTTTGTGCAACAAACCACCCGCTAACTAACGGCGGTACGTTTGCCAACGAACCAGCAGTAGCTGCTGATTTGAACGAAACATCTCTTGAAGATGCTTTGATCAACATCGCAGGTTTTGTTGATGAGCGTGGTCTTAAAGTTGCTCTTCGCGGCAACAAGTTGGTCATCCCACGTCAACTGCAATTCGTTGCAGAGCGTTTGATGGTTTCCAACCTACGTGTTGGCACGGCTGACAATGACACGAACGCCCTACGTTCTATGGGGATGTTGCCTGACGGTTATGCTGTCAACGACTTCCTTACGGATCCAGATGCGTTTTTCATTAAAACAGACGCGCCTCGCGGCTTTGTCCATTTTGAGCGGACTCCAATGTCCACCAATATGGAAGCAGACTTCGACACAGGTAACATGCGCTTTAAAGCGCGTGAGCGTTATAGCTTCGGCTTTAGCGACCCTCGTGCGGTATTTGGTTCCCCTGGAGCATAAACACCAAGGTGATAAAACTAGAGGGGGCTGCTTCGGTAGCCCCTTTCTTTTTGTTTAGTTCTCCTGTATTGTTTAGACATCCCTGACAGCGGCATGGTGCGGCTGACTAACCCAGACAGGAGATCGATATGGGTACGACAACTTTTTCAGGTCCTATTAAAGCGGGGACCATCAAAGAAACCACAGGAACAACCCTCGGGTCAAACATAAAAAACACTGGTCAAGTCGTTATGGCGCAGACTTTTGCCGCAGATTTATCTGGTGGCGCATTGGCGGCTCAAGTAACGGACGTTGTTATTCCTGCTAATTCGCAGATCATTGACTGTGTAATCGATGTAATTACAGCGGCTAATGCTACCACCAATTTGAGCGTTGGTGACACGGTAGGCGGCGCGGCTACAATTTTGAACACTTTCGCAAGTGGCACAACCGCAGGTCGTAAGTATCCGACTACTCAAGCAGGTGCGGCACTAGCGTGGGAAGACACTGGCACCGCAGATATTCGTTTGACAGTTACTGCATCGGCAGCGACGAACGCTGGAGAAGTACGGTTCACTATTTTGTATCAGCAAAATAATAACCTCTCTTAATAGGAGACTTAGATGTCAGGTCCAGTAACCGCATATAATTGGGTCCAAGGCACAACTGCTGCGATTGTTGGGCCTACTCGTTCTCGTCTGCGCCAGATTGTTATTTTTGCTGATGCAGCGGGCGCGTTTACTCTCAAGGACGGCTCTGCATCAGGAACTGTTTTGTTGACTCAAACATTTCCTACAGGCCATCACGTTATGAATATTCCAGACAACGGGATAATTTTCAAAGAGGGTGTGTTTGTTGCAGCGTTTACAGGTTCCTCAAATCAACTTACAATTTTCTTGTCTTAGAGGGCGAGATGGTTGGTAGTGAGGTAACCTCAGTTCACTCTCACACCTCGGCAGCGTTGGTTCAGAGACGCTGCCGATTACAAGCTGTTGTCGTAACGTATGAGAGTGGGGCTTCGGGAGATATTGTTTTGTATGACAACGCTTCAGCAGGATCCGGTAAGGTTCTTATGGAGGTTGATCAAACCCAGCAGGGAACGAACGAGGTGTATATCCCTGGAGACGGGATTCTAGCCAAGAAGGGCGTTTATGCGACTCTTCCATCTAATACAAAAATAACAGTGTTTGTGGAGTAGTTATGGCAAAGATCGACAAGTCCAAGATGAAGTGCAACAAGCCGAAGCGCCAGATATCTGGTGGCAAGAAGTCTGTTGTGAAAGCCTGTGCTAATGGAAAAGAAAAGATTATTAGATTTGGAGATGCTAATATGACGATCAAAAAATCTAATCCTAAACGTCGAAAGTCTTTCCGCGCTCGGCATGGATGTGACACTAAAAAGTTAGATAAACTATCGGCTCGTTACTGGTCGTGCAAGATGTGGTAAGAGTAATGGACAAGAACACACAGCTTCTAGTTTTAGGCACAATTCTAACTCTGTCTTCTGCGGGACTTATTTGGATCGTAAGTACTCTCGTGACTGTAGATAAACGCACCGAAGTCATGAATGTAAAAATGGATCATTTAGTTCAAGCAATAGACCGTTTAGCAGAAAGGCAGGCTATACTTGATAAGTCGTGGACAGATACCGTTTCAAATCTCAAAACCTCCAGAAGAGTTGACTAATGGCAAAAAAAACAAAAAAGGACGCGTGTTACCGAAAAGTAAAAGCTCGGTACAAGGTCTGGCCCAGCGCTTACGCATCGGGGGCCCTGTCCAAGTGCCGAAAGGTCGGGGCCGCAAACTGGGGAAACTCTACTAAGAAAGCCGCCGAAGGTGGTGTAATGACTTCAGTAGATAATCCTAAACGTCCAGCAAAAAACCGATACAGCCCTGGTGGTATGATTGCTTCTGGATGTGGCATAGTAGAAGAAGATCGACGTAAGCGTACAAGGACTTTCTAATGGCAAAGAACTCCCTTCAAGAATGGTTCGGACAAAACGATGGCAAGGGTTGGGTGGACTGTAAGACAGGAAAACCCTGTGGTCGTCAAAAGGGGGAGAAGCGTAAAGGCTACCCTGCTTGTAGACCTACGATGGCGCAGTGCACTTCTGCGGCAAAAAAGAAAAAGTCTTCTAAACGTATAAGTTGGAAAAACAAGAAAGCTAACGGCGGGTTAGTACGAGTCTTTTGAAAGGAGAACTCTTATGGCGATGAAGAAAAAAGGATATAAGGCTGGCGGTAAAGTCAAAGGCACGAAGAAAAAAGGCATGAAGGCTGGCGGTAAAGTCAAAGGCATGAAGGTCAAAGGCATGAAGGCTGGTGGTAAGGTCAAAGGCATGAAGGCTGGTGGTAAGGTCAAAGGCATGAAAGCTGGCGGTAAGGTCAAAGGCATGAAAGCTGGCGGTAAGGTTAAAGGCATGAAGGCTGGTGGTAAGGTCAAAGGCATGAAGGCTGGTGGTAAGGTCAAAGGTTATAGGGCT